GATGGGCAGTAGTTCCTTGAAAGAGTCGCCGAACATCTTCGTGCCGTAGTAAAGCAACGTGGCTTCGTCCGTGCCGGCGGCGTAGGAGTCTGACAGGGCTTTCATCGCCTTGTTGGCATCGAAAGTTCCGTCAGATACTTCGTCCATGCCGACGCCCATCTTGGCGAGGATGTTGGTCAGCTCGCCTCCCTTGATGCGGGCCTCGCCCATGCGGCGCGTGAACTCGACGGCAGAATTCATCATCGTCTGGAGGCTGACCCCGAAGGTCTGGCCGATGGATTCAAACTGCTTGATTTGCGAGATGTCCATCCCTGACCTCAAGGAAGCCAGACGGATGGTCTTGGCGTATTCTGCGATTTCGCTGATTTTTGCGATGACGGCCTTCACCATGCCTGCGAAAGCGTCGACGACGGCTCCTACCATGGCTCCGATTGGTCCGCCGACAAGACCGCCGATGCCCTGGGCGGAGGACAAATCTCCGGCGACCTTTGCGAAAGGGTTCTTGATTCCTCCATAGCCAGACTTTCCCTGACCCATGGCACCGCCGATCATGCGGCCGGCCTCGGTCAGACCCTTCTCAAGTTCCTTCAGGTCGATTCCAATCGTTGTCTTCAGGTCGGCCATGGCTAGGATAGGTTGTTCGCCTTTTTATAGGCTTCAATGCGTTCGTTGAAATTCTTCAAATCTTCCTCTTCCTCGGTCGAAAGGATGTTCAGCTTCGCGCCGTTGTAGATGGCATGGGCCACCGACATCCAGACGGCTTCGCCTTCCGGCATGGTCCAAGCTTCCTCCAGGCTGCAACCGTTGCGGACGAGGGAAGATACGGCCGACAACGGGAACGGAACCGACTCATGGTTGCGATGAGATTTCTTGTCCTCCTTGGTCCAGAACTTCGGGTAAGAAAGGGAAATCTGGATGCATCCGATGATCTTGCCGACGCAGCGCGAAAGGTACTTCCGGCTCATGCTCATGCGAACCAAGTGCCATTTGTCGGCAAGGGTGAGGGGTGCGACCATCTTCTCCTTGTCGTGCGTGGACAGAACCTTGACGGCCGTGATGACGTCCAGCGGACTGAAGTTCTTCTTATCCGGGTCCAGGAACGGCGACTGCATCGCTTCCAGCACCACCCTGTGTCGCAGGCAGAAGGCGCGAAGCGTCCTGCCGCATACCTTGTCTTGGTAGGGCAGGACGGTCGTGGCCTTTAGGTAGCGAGCATCCATTCGGGATGCCGCCCTGTTAGGCGATCTGAGCGTACTTGACTCCTTTGACGGAGAACTTGCGGAAGTCCTTGTTCGTACCCTTGTCGTCGACGGACTTGATGATCCAAGTCACGCCGCCGTAGGCGAACTGAGTGCCGGTGACGGGAAGGGTTCCTGCCTGAAGCATGACGCCTTCGATGGTCAGTTCCTGGAACAGGTCGTCGAGGCGGTTCGTGATGACACGGCCTTCGACGTCGCTGACTTCGATGTCGAGCTTGAAACTCTCAGTCCAAGAGTCGGACTGGACGGTCATATAAGCGACTTCGTCGTAAAGACCGAAAAAGTGGGCTACTCCGTAATCAATGTTTGTGGACATCGTAGTATGGGTTTAGCCAAGTGTCAAGGGGCGGGGGGCATGACGCCCCAGAAGGTGTACTCGATGGCGTTGCCGTACCGGCGTTGGCTCATCCCCTCCTCATCGTTAGAAATCCACAAGTCGTAGAGCTGACCGTCCGTGGTAGGGTTCCAGAGGGCTTGAAGGGAGGCCACATCCCGCATTGCCCCGATGACCTCAACGACCCGGGCGCGGTGCGTCTCAAGGGTCTCGTCGTCGGCCGAGGAGTAGACGTAGATTTTGACCGTGGCCTTGTAGTTTCCAAGGGTGTTGGAACCTAGGTCGTCAATCGCGCTGCTGGATTCGGCATGGACGATGATGATCGGGATGACCCGGATGTCGTCCGTGACGCCCTTATGGACGGAGACGCCCGGGAACAGCGGAGTCAGGTACTCGGCCACCCTGTTCTCGATGGTCGTGCGGAAACTGAAGAAGGCGGGGGTTGGCATTAGGGTGTATTGGTAAGGGTGAAGCCGCCTTGGAGCCGGCGGGTTACTTCTAGGAGGGTTCCTTGATTGCGCGGGGATTGTAGGTGTTTGAGGATGGCCACCCGCATGGCGTAGGCTCGGTGGTTCATGGCCATCCGCATGAAGTGGTAGCCTTGGCTGTAGTTGCGGCCTACGGTTGAACCTAGGGTGATCGTAGGGTCTGACACGCCCAGCCTGGGGGTATAAATCGACGTAGAATTGCCTTGGTTCATTATCCAGGCGGAGGTAGGCATACTACCTAGTTTCAGGCCGGCGTAGTACCAGCCGGACTTCAGTTTGCCGACACGCTGCTGGACCCTCTTGATGTAAGCCTCGACGGGTTTCCAGTTGTCGACGTAGACTTGCTCGGACTTAGAAGTCTTGCTTACTTTATATGACGGCTTTCCGCGCCGCTGTTCGTGGATGGATTGGACAGAGCCGACGGTCGTACCCATGAGGAACCGTGTCTTAGGCGTACCTTTCTGGGCCTCGGTACGTTTGAAATATTCCCACTCGCCTTGGCCTAGGATGCGACCTTGTTCGACCATCTTGAAGACATAGTCGGGGTAATGGGGAGGGGGAAGTTTGGCTTTCGCGCCGATCCAAGCAGACAGGATGCCTACGTTGCCGGAAGCGGCCACGCCGGCGGCGGGAGCCTGGGCGAGAGGGGCGAAAATCTTGCGGACGTCACGGCTGACGGCGTCCCTACCCTTGTTGCGAGCTTTGTTGCCGAAGCCACCTTCCCCGCCTTTTCGGATGGTCGGCTGAGAGCCGGAGAACGGGGGCGTGAAGTCGCACATATCCTGCGCGAACAGGCGAGCCTGCTGCTTCACGATTTCCTCGGAAGACTTACGCATGACCATCTTATACAACGCCAGATGGGCTGCGAACTGGGTGTAGTCCACCTTGACGCCCTTGGCGACCTCGATGACGAGGGCCATTACTGAACCTTGGTCTGAACCTTGACGATCACCCAGGCCGACGGGGTGCGGTCCGTCACGGTCATGATGCGGAACTCCTGCCCGCCATAGGCGACGACATTCCCGAAGGCGATGAGGCCGGGGTTGGCCACGGCGTCGGCGCGGAGGAACTTCATGTCGAAGGAGGTCTGGTTCAGGAAGCCGCCCGTCTCCAAGTCCTGCATGATCGCCGGCTGAGTCATCAGGGCGTTGAGGGGTACGGGGGTGCCGCCTGGGACGTTCTTCACGGTCACGGCCTTGGGAATCTCGGAAAGGATTTCCGAGGCGTCTGCCGCCCATTCGTCCGTGATTCCCGACATGGGTTTAGCCCATTGTCAAAATAAGAAACCCTCCCCCCATGGCGTGGGGAGAGGGTCTCGCATTGTCGCTTTGGGGGATTTTAAACTCCCCCGAAAGATTACGACGTGAAGGCGATGCGCTGGAGGGCGTTCGGGTTACCGACAGCCGAACCGACGAGCCAGAGGGCAGACATATTGTGCTTACCAGCCTGCCAGTTGTACCAGTAGCGGAGAGCGAAGGAGAACTTGCTGTCCTGGTCCTGGACGACCATCTGTTCGCCACCGCCGGTGGTCGGGGTAGCAGGGACTCGGGTCACGATGACCAAGCCTTCCTTGCAGGAAGCCACGCCGTTGAGACCTTCGGTGAAGGCGTCGCCGGAGGTCGGGAAGCCGTTGTACTCCGAGACGGAGAAGCCGTGGAGTTCCTTGCTGATGGCGTTCTTCTGGATCACGTCGCTGTTGCCGTACGAGAAGGTCTGGGCGACGGATGGGTCTTGGACGAGCTGGCCCATGGCGTCCGGGCTGATGAGCAGCTTGCGGCCGATGTGAGGCAAGTTAGCCTTGGTGAGGTTCTTCGCAGCGTTGGCCACGGCGATGCGGTTGAATCCGCTGGTCGCGCCGGAGTAGGCGGCGGTGGCGAAGTTGGCGGCGGTCACCTTGGAAAGCACTTCGTCGAACAGGGACTTCTGGACGGCGTTGGCGATCGGGGCGAAGAAGAGGCGACGGAGGCGTTCCAGGCTAAGGGTGGACGCTTCGTAGTCGGTGAAGGCGACGTCGACATACTTGAGGTCGGCGATGGTCACCGGGACGTCGGTCGAGACAGCGTCCGAGGGGACGAAGCCGTTGGCGGCGTTGAAGGTGGTGGCCGTGAAGGAGCCGGCGTAACGGGTGTGAACCGTGGTGCCGCGCTCGGCGACGTAGTTACCGAAGTCGGTGACGGCGATTTCCGTCAGGGGAACGAGTTCGGGGACGAGGGTGCGGAGGGACTCTTCAGCGACGAGCTGGAGGGTCAAGCCGCCAATGCTGTTAGACATAGTGGTGTATTAGGGTGGGGGTTGAAAAAAGATTAGCGAAGGCCGGCGGAGCGAAGGATCGCCACACGGTTCTTGCTGTAGAAGTCGGAAGCGGCCTTGGCGTCCTTCTGCTTGAGGGCCACCCATTCCTGGGTGATTTCCTCGTCGCTCTTGGAGGCGGCGGTGGCTTCGGCGGGGGTGACCTCTACGGGCGTCACACCGACGGAAGCGGCGATGGCAGCGGCCTTCTTGCCGGCGGTTTCCTGAGAGGAGGCGATTTCCTTGGCCTGGGCTTCGGCCTTGGCGCGAAGTTCATCGGCGGCGGCGAGCTTGGCGGACAGGTCGGCGACCTTGGCGGTGAACTCGGCGAGCGAAGCGTCCTTGGCGGACATAGCAGCCGTCAGTTCTTCGACCTTGGCGGACAGGGAGGCGACTTCGCTGGCCTTGGCTTCGACCTCGGCGGTCTTGCCGGTGAAGGCTTCTTTCAGCGAGTTCAGGCGTTCTTCGAGCGTCATGTTGGTTTTAGCCAAGTGTCAAGCCTTGGGCTTGCAGTCGGTGTCGACGGGGGGGCATCCTTCGTCGGGAATCTCGGGTTCGTCTTCGTCCTCATCGGAGTCCGTGCCGTCCTTGTTCTTTTTTTTCTTTTTCTTCTTTTTGTCGTCGGAGATCGGAGCGACGCCGTCTTCGTCGTCACCCTGCTCGGGCGAGACGTCAGCGGCCTGGGCGTAGCCGGCGGGGCCGGTCGACGGCACCTGCTTCTCGGCGCGTTCGTACTTGGCGTACTCCTCGGGCGAAATGGCCATCAGGAGGTCGTCGAAGGTGTTCAGGAGGCCGGAGACGAGACCCTTCTCGGCGGCTTTCTTGCCGGACCAGCATTGACCCTGCATATCGGCTTCGTCGGCGTAGGAGCGGACGGCCTTGACGTCACCGATGAACCACTTGTGGGTGTCGTCGACGTCGTCTTGGAAGAGTTTGCGCTGCTCTGGGGTCATCGACGTGCCGGCGAAGCCAGCACCCTTCGCCCAGCCGGCCTTGATGAGGTCGACCGAGATGCCTTCCTCGGCGTAAGCCGCCTTCATGTCGTAGATCGGGATGTAGACGCCGATGGAGCCGACCACGGAGGACGGGCTGACGTAGACCTCGTCGCATTGGCTCATCAGCCACATGGACGCCGAGCAGGACTGCTTGCAGGACCAGCCGACGGTACGCTTGTCGCAGGCTCGGATACGGGCGGCGAGTTCAGGGACGCCGGTCACGGTGCCACCAGGCGAGTCGAAGTCGAAGATGATCACCTCGACCTCGGGGTCACGGTGGGCTTCCTCCAGCATCTCCTCGATGTCCTCGACGTCCGTCGCACCCATCATCTTTTCCAACTCGGTCAGGCCGGAGCCGATCACGCCGCGCACGGGGATGATGGCGAGGTCGCCCGACTTGACCAACATCGGACGGGGTCCGAAGAGCATGGTCATCATCTCCTCGATGTCTCCGTTCGCCTTCAGGTCGGTCGGGGAGAATTCGGCCACCTTGTCGAGGTAAGCCTTGGCCTTCGCCGGCTCGATGAGGATCGGGGCGAAAGTCTTGAAAGCGTTGGAAAGGGAATACATGGGTTATTCTTTGGAAGTTTCTTCGTCGTCCGGGTCGGCGTCATCGACCACGACCTTGTCGCCGTCGTCCATGTACGTCTGTTTCTGCTCTTCGCCGACCGAGGCGTTGATGTCGGCTGGGGCGACGTTCTGGGGCTTGTAGAGCATGGACAGCGGCACGTCGAACTCCTTGGACAGGTCAAGCAGGTACCGCTTCTCGGCGGCGTTGGCTCGCATCTGTTCCTTCGGGTCTTGGCCCTCTTCCAGATAGTTCTCGGTGAGCGTCTTGAGGCCGGATTCGATGTCCATGCGGTTCTGCTGGGCATCACGGCCGGCGTCGACGGTGACCTTGCGGGGTGTCGTCCAAGTGACGTTCGTCCAGGCTTCGGTCGAACGCAGGAATCCGTCCTTGATCGCGCAGCCGATGACGTAGCCCCATACGGGGGTCAGGAACCGCTGGACCATCACCTGCTGGCGATGGGAGAACTTGCGGTCGGCCTTGGCCACCACGAAACGCATGACCGCACCGCCGGCCTTCGTGGGATTCGCGCTGAATTCGTACGGGAGCATCCCCGCCAGCGAGTCACGTTCAAGGTGTTCGATGAAGCCGTCGAAGGTCTTGTTCGGGCGGTTCGACTCAAAGGACTCAAGGCGTTCGCCGGGGGCGAGTGCCAGCACCTTGCCGCCGAGGAACGTCGAAGCCTCGTTCGGGTCGGTCATGCCGTCGCCGTAGTCCTGCGGACGCATCCCGAAAGCCTCGAAATCGGACTGGGTGCCGTCGAAGTTCGGATTCTCACGGGTGATCGTGCGGGTGATGTCCGACGCCGTCTTCACGGCGAGCTTTTCGAGGGACAGGATTTCCAGCATATCGACCAGGTTGTTGATCGAGTGCTGTAGGGGGCTGTAGGCTCGCGCACCCGAAGCCAGCTCGGGTTCGTAGAGATGGAGGACCGCATTGGCCGGGACGAGACGGGAAGACCCATCCGACCGAATGACGTTGTATGAAATCGGCTGGCCATACGGTCCAAAGAGAATCCCGTCGATCATCCCGGGCGGGACTTCGTTGTTCGACGAGTTGCCGACACGGTGGCTTTCGATGACCTGCAAGCGGGGTTCGCCGCCGGGGCCACGGGTCTTGATGATGAAGCACTCGCCGTCACGGTCCATCAGGCGGCAGCAGATGTGCTGGAGTTCAAAGAACGAGAAACGGCCGGTGATGTCGCAGGCGCGGGAACCCCATTGCTTGAAGTACGCCTCGGCGGCGTCGTCCCACATCTCGTCTCCAGACTGGGCCTGGGCCTTGATGCCGGAGCCGACCGTGTAAAGGGCCATGTCGGACAGCACCTGACGGATGAGACCCGCATTGAGTTCCAACCAGCGCATCTTGCGCGTTGTCTCCATGCGGTCGAAGACCGTCATGGTCTTCTTGAAGTCCTGCGGCCAAGAGGACCAAATCCAAGAACGCTTGTTGCTGAACTTCGCCGACTCGAAATTGGAGAAGATGCCCGGACCCGAGCCTCCGCCCGTCGCCTGCTTCACGGGTGCCGGCGAAGCGGCCACCTTGGGCGTCTTGGGTTTCTTGACCTGCGGGAGGGCAGGCTTGCTCGTCTTTTTTGGTCGCATCAGAGTCCTCGGAAGTTGTTAAGCATATTGATGACCCTGACACGGTCGACGGCCCCGTATGTCTGGGGGTCTTTGACCATCAGGGCGTAGCGGGCTTCCACGAGGACGGTCTGGATGTCCATGGGAAAGGATTTGACCACGCTGGTGCCGGAATCCGAGTACTCCATCATGGTCTTCCCCTGCTTGAGGAGTTCCTTCGCCTTGGCGACGATCTCAAGGATGTCGCAAATGTCGAAAATCAGGAAGATACCTTGGGGACGCGCCATTTGCGTTTAGCCCCGTGTAAAAGGGCCGTCCTGCCCCCCCATGCAACGATCCACAAGAGCCACCCGTGGTTTTTTCCTGAAGGGCAGGACGACTTGAGTTGAATGTGCCGACATGACGGCTGTCGTCAAGCGGTTTCTTCCTCGGCCTTATCGTCAGGCTTTCGGTCCTCGGGCTTGCCGTTGCGGTTCTTGCCCCGGCCGATGAGCTTGGCCATGAGGGCTGGCAGCATCCCGATGACCTCGGCGTCCCAAAGGTGGTTCGCACGGTCTCCGATGGGCAACCAGACGGCTTGGCCGTTGGCTTGGCGGGTACGATGCTCGGACTGCATCTGCTTGCGGTACTCCTCGCCGGCGTCCTCGGGGTAGGTATGGTGGCCGGCGCGGCGGAGCCGGGTCATGGAGTCCTTGAAGTACAGGTTGGAGAACAGGTACAATTTGCAGGACGTCTGGCCGACTTGGAT